TGATGATGCCACGCTGCTCTTAGCTGCTAATACTCCTGCTGATGCTCAACTTGGTGTTGATTCAGGAATTGTTATTAATCGCGGTCAAGATGCAAACGTATTCTTTGGGTTTGCTCAATATGGAGATCATATTGACTTCATCTTTACAGATGCTCCAGCTGATAATGCGGCTCACTATCCAATAGCATATATTGACGTTCACGCAAACTCGTTTGGAGCAGAAGGTACACACGATCCAAACTTTACAGCAATTCATCACGCAGACCGTCCGACAACTGGCTTCTACTTCCCAACTAATGAAATTGTAGGTGTCATTGGAGGAGCTTATAAAGCTAATATTACAGCCTCTGGTTTAGAAGCTGTAGCTGTTTATTCTGATGGCGTGGAGCTTCAAGCTAACGATTCTGCTACTCTATTTACAGCTTATGCGAACGACTACGCAACTCATACTCAGATCTCAGCTAATGTTGATGTAGTGCAAGATAATGTAGCAACCTTAACAACCACAGTAGATAATTTTGGAACATCCTCTAACTCAAATGCAGCAGCATTAGCTGCTGGAATTGCTACAAAACTTGCTTCCGCTGATTATACAGCCTCAGATGTGCTTACAAAGATTAAAACAGTTGATGGAGCAGGCTCTGGGTTAGATGCAGACCTTTTGGATGGTCAGACTTCTACTTACTTTGCAGTTGAAGCAACTCGTTCATCAAATGCAGCTGCTCTTGCTGCAGGAATAGCAGGTATTACCCCAATTGGAACATCAGATATCTCAGATAATGCAGTTACAGTAGATAAGTTAGCTGCAACACTAGATCTAGGAGCACTCTCGTAAATATATTTTGACCACAGGTTAAAATTATGATAGAAAGGTAAACATGAGTATAAAAGTTTCACCCTTTGTAGGCGGTCTTGGTATAGATGCTACTGATAAATTTGAAGTTCAAGCTAATGCCACTGCTACAGTCGGTAACGGCACCACTACAGGTAATGTTCATATAGGGGGTAATGTGGGTATAGGCACTGATAGCCCCGGTACGAACAAACTTTCAGTTAATGGCGATTTAAACGTTTCAGGCACATTTGATTTAGGAAGCTTATAAGGAGTAAGTAATGGCTACACAGCTACAATTTAGACGAGGAACCTCGGCCCAAAACAATTCCTATACAGGACTTGTAGGTGAGATTTCTTTAGATACAGATACTAATAATATTCGCATTCACGACGGTTCTACTGCTGGTGGTGCAGAAATCATTCCATCAGGGACGATTGTTGCATACGGTGCAGCTAGCGCTCCTACTGGTTGGTTGCTGTGTGATAATTCTGCTGTGTCTCGTACTACTTATGCTCGTTTATTTGCTGTAATTGGTACCGGTTTTGGTTCGGGAGATGGATCTACTACTTTCAATGTTCCTGACCTACGTGATAAAGTTCCACTTGGTAAGGGTACGAATAATAGTACACTAGGCACTACTACTAGCTCTGTTGCAGCTTCTTCTGTGATAAACTCTGCTACTAAAACAGGTGTAACAACTGCTTCTTCTAATACAGGAACTGGAAACACTGGTACAAGCACTTCTGGAAATTCAACTGTTACTATCACTGGTAATACAGGTAATGCTACTTCTACTACTGTTGCTTCTAATACAGGTAATTCTACTTCTACTACAGTAGGATATAATGCAACAAATGCTCCTACTGTTGTAACAGGTACAGGTAATACAGGAACTGGTAATACTGGTACTGGAAATACTGGCACAAAAACAGGTCTTGTCACTGTAGCAAGCAATACAGGTACAGGAACAACTGGTGGTGGTACATCAGGAAACTCAACTGTTAGTATCACTGGTAATACAGGTAACTCCACGTCTAGTACAGCTGCTTCTAATACTGGAAATGCAGGAGCTAATACTGGAACAGGTAATACTGGAGCTGATGGTGCTGGCGATTTGACCCTTACATTTTATACGATTAACCAAACTCTTGCTGCAGGCACAAAAGACGTAACGCAAGCAACACTTGTTACTTCAGTAAACCAAACAAACCATACTCATTCAATTCCTAGTTTAAGTGTTAATTCACACTCACACTCTATACCTTCATTAACTGTAAATAACCACTCTCACAGTTCTGGTAATTTAGCTGGAGGCAATCATACTCATAGTGTTCCTGGATTGTCTATTCCTGCACTAACTATCCCTGCACTTAGCGTTGCAAACCATAACCACTCAGTTCCTTCGCTTTCAATACCTGCGCTTTCAGTACCAGCTCTAACTATTCCTTCTTTGACTGTGAACAATCACTCTCACTCAATTCCTTCGCTAACAGTGAATAACCACTCTCATGGGTCTGGTAACTTAGCTGGTAGTAACCATACTCACAGTGTACCGTCTCTCTCAGTGCCTGCTTTATCTATTCCATCTTTGAGCGTGAACGGTTTTAGTGTTGCAACAACCTTGCCGTCAGAGGTCGTTCAGTATATAATTAAAACTTAGGAGCTATCGTGTCAGATGTTCGTGAACTAGACCAGATTCAAGTAGAGATAGAACGTCTTCATGAACGTTCCCAGGCAAATAAAGCTGAGATTCAGTCTCATGAGGCTGTTTGCGAAGAGCGATATCAAAACATTGTTGATATGTTTCAACGTCTTGAGGCTAGATTAGATAAAATTGACTCTGAGGTAGATCAAATTCGTGATTTAGCTACTACTGGTCGTGCTTCTCTAAAAACCTTGTTATGGGTTGGTGGTGTCACGGCAGGCTTTATTTCCCTTCTTTTAATGCTTTTAAATTCAATTCCTCGATGAGCGATAAATTTTTCAGAATTAAAATTCAACGTCTTTTAGACCGTCTTCCAACTCCAGTTCAGTTTAATGAATCGCAGTGGGCTATGGTTGAAAACTTAGATTCACATCGTTTCTGTGTTCATATTGCTGCACGTCGTACAGGTAAGTCCTATGCAGCTGCTATTCTTGCCTTTGCTAAACTATTAGAGCCAGGTCAACAAGTAATGGTTGTTGCTCCTAACTTTTCTCTTTCTTCAATTATATGGGATTATGTAACAGACTTAATTAAACAACTTGAGATTGAAGTTGACCGTTTTAATCAAAAAGATAAGGTGGTGAAACTCATAAACGGCTCAGTGTTTAGACTGCTATCAGCTAATAATAGAGACTCACTAGTAGGTCGTGCAGCAAACCTACTAATAGTAGATGAGGCAGCGATCATCCCAAACGACGAATACTACACTCGTGATCTTCGTCCTGCTCTTTCAACTTTTACTGATTCTCGTTGTTTATGGATCTCCACTCCTCGTGGTAAAGGTAACTATCTTTATGAGTATTATTTACGAGGCGATGATCCTGAATATCCTGAATGGGCCTCTTCAATACATACTTGGAGATCTAATCCACGTCTTTCTGAGAAAGACGTTGAGGAAGCTAAAAAGTCTATTACACGTGCTCTTTATCTACAAGAGTATGAATGCGAGTGGACTACTACAGAGTCACAAATCTACCTTGACTTAGACGAAGATAAACATATCGGTGACTTTGTAGGTGAGCGTTTTGCTGAGGTTATTGGTGGATTGGATGTAGGGTACAGAGATGAAAATGTCTTCGTTGTAATTGGCACGGACGGTGATAATTACTTTATTGTTGATGAGTTTATTTCTAAAGAGTCTACAACTTCAGAGTTAGCACAGGCAATTCAAGAAAAAATTGACGAGTGGGGTATTGACACCATCTACATAGATTCTGCAGCTCAACAGGTGAAGGCTGACTTTGCCTATGACTACGACATCTATTGCGAAAACGCTATAAAATCAGTGAATGATGGTATCAACTCTCTTCAAGTATTAATAGAACAAGATAGGCTGTATTTTGATACTGAAGGGGCAAGACATACGTTTTCGGCTATGGCAGCTTATAAGTGGAACCCTAATACTGAGAATCCAAAACCGATTCACGATTGGGCATCTCATCCTTGCGATGCAGTGCGTTACGCTATTTACACACACCAAAAAATGAGTAATATTACAATCTATGCATGACGAAATCAGAATTATAGTATTAAATTATAAAAGACCTAAAAACGTACATAAAATTATTGAAGCGTATTACGATATTTTTCCTATTACAGTCATTAACAATAATCCTAAAGAAGCATTTACTTCAGAGCATTCAGTTGATATCATAAATAATATTAAAAACTGGAAGTGCATGGAACGATGGCTACGTTGTTTTGATTATCCAGAACCATATAAGTTTATTTTAGATGACGATTTAATAGTAAGTCATAAAACTATAACTAGGATGAGAAAATTAAGACAGCATATCGTAGGAATATACGGTAAAACAGGAGTTTCTACTGCTTCTAGTTATGAAGAACTACAAGATCACTGGTGCGAAGAACAGTATTGCGACTTTTTAGTAGGTTCAGGTATCTTAGTGAAACAAGAATCTTTAGATGAAATAAAACAAGACTTAGTATTGTGGGGATGGCCTGAACGAGGTGATGATATTATAGTAAGCTACTTAATGAAAAAACATCTAGGCGCATATAGACGTACTATAGAAGCTGATGTAATTTCTCTACCTGAAGGAGATGTAGGATTAAATAAAGATCCCTCTCACTTTACTAAACGTTGGGAGGTGCTTCAAGAATGTCTGAACTAAAAAGATTTCCAATTAAATATATAAGAGATTATATTAAAAAAGATTATAAAATACGTGATGAGTGTTATATTTGTGGTTCTACTGAGAATTTAGAACTTCATCATCTTTTTTCAGTTAGTCAATTATTTAATGAGTGGTGCACTCGCAATAAGATTACTGAAATTGATACTGTTGAAAAAATTACTTCCCTTCGTGAAGAATTTGCTATAGACTGTAAGGAAAGTTTAGACCATCACAACTTATTCACATTATGTAAGTCTCACCACCAAAGACTTCATACTATTTATGGGCAACGATACTCTAACCATTTGACACCAAAAATTAAAAATTGGTTAGATATTCAAAAGGAAAAACATGGCAACTAAAGAAGTACCAGCCTGGAGACGCTGGGTTTCAGAAAAACTAAATCCTGCACAACCTTCTATCGCGTCTCTTGAGCCTTTTGCTTCTCCTGAGACTATTGTTGATTTTGAGCAAGCATATAGAGAGATTGAAGTAATTCATCGTTCTGTAGAGATGGTTATTAATGCTCTTTGTGAAATACCTCTAAATGTCACAGGCGGTTCAGCTAAGAAAGTTAATAAACTACTCAATATAAAACCTAATCCTTTTGAGGATCGTGCAAGATTATTTAGGCGAGCTTTTTTAGACTTTCATCTAGACGGTAATGCTTTTTTCTACTACGATGGAGAATCATTATATTTATTACCAGCTAATGATGTAGAGGTTGTTCCAGATGAGCGTACTTTTGTATCTCATTATAATTACTTACTCCACAATCAACAGTCTCAAGATTATTATGGTTTTGGTCGAGGTAAGCAGACTTCAAAAGCTGAATCTATAACATTTCAACCCTATGAAATTATTCATATAATGGCTGAAAACGAGAATTCAATATTTAGAGGCACTTCAAAGCTAAAACCAATTTTGAAT